ATTCGATAGCCAAGAAACTAGTTGATGCTGGATACGACAAAAGAATAACCGCAAAAGCGATTTACAAGGTTTGCCGTAAGCACTCGATAAAATGTCAACGGACTGGTCCTCGCGCTGGTGAAGGTCATCCAGAGTGGAAAGGAGGAAGGATTCTGAACAAGTCTGGTTACGTTGAAATTTATCACCCCGATCATCCAGCTGTTCAAGAGAAGAATCAAAAACGCCTTGAGAAAAGCAATGGGAAGTATTTCCGCAAAGAGAAATACATACTTGAGCATCGCTTAATAATGGAGAAGAAAATCGGGCGATACTTGAAGCCAGAAGAGGTTGTTCATCATGTTGACGGAAACACGCAAAACAACGACCCAGAAAACCTTGAGCTTTTCCCAAATAATGCCGAACACTTGCGAGAAACTTTGAAAGGATGCGTTCCAAATTGGACAAAGCAAGGTAATCGAAACATTGAAACTGGTCGGACACCAGAACATCGCCGCTACCTAGCGATCCTAAGGAACGCCATCCGTCGGGAGTCAGGAGCAAATGAGCCTCTGAGCAAAAGAGAACTTGCCCGTTACTTAAGGAGACTTGGTAAATCTCCGAAACAGGCTTGTGAAATGGTTTCTCTGCACGTGCTACCACCGTTTGACGACCGTCCCAAGAATTGACATGGAAATCCGATTTAATCTGATCGACTCTTTTGTAGCAATCTGCAACTGGGTCGTAGATTTCTTGTTCAGCTCCAAGACAACGATTTCCTCCTAGCGCAAGAATCTCGTTGACCTCAAACAATTGCTCTTCAGCCTTGCTCCAGTGCGGAAGGCGAAACCCATAGTGATACGGGTCTTTTTCAGCGTTCTCAATTGCCTCGTGATAGATCTGGTGCAGGTGAACCAAGTCCTCTGGTTCCATCTCTGCAATCTCATCCTCTGCGGGAGGAGTCAGAATCTGGTGGGAACGCCACTTCATGGTACGTCGATGATGACAGTTGATGCCCGTGATGCGATCTTTGCCTTAGCCTGTGCAATCATAATGGCTGCATCCTCGATAGATGCTCCCTTGCGATGTTCGATCACCACACCCGCCATGCCAGCAAGCTGAGTAGCTTTGTCCGTCATAATGCCGACCGTTAACGCCAGCCTGTCAGGGGAGATGTTCTTCAATTGCTCTGGATCTTCAGCAAGTTGTTCTGCTTTTTGGAACAGCAAGTCAGTATACTCCTCCGCAGCGATTGCGTACTTACGCGAAAAGTCCTTTCGCTTAGTTTCGAGAGTATCCTCATGCCTCCATTCAAGCTCCCTGACGGTCTTCCTATCGATCCCAGTGTCCTTTGCTATGGCAGAGTAGCTTTTGCCCTGTGCAAGCCCCCAGAGTGCTTTTGCGGCCCCTTGTGGGTTCCAGTACTCAACCCGCTTACGATCACCATGCGCCTTTGCTCTTTCAAGGACTTCTTGGAACCATTCGGAAGGTTGTGCCTCCAGTTTTTCTGATGATGAAGGTGTCATTTCATTGATGAGACTTTAGAAATCATATCAGAATTACCAACACTGCTTTGTGAGCTTCTAACCTTGAATGGGTTTTCATAGCCAGTAATTTCATCAATTGCTTCTGGGTCTCCTTGAAATGCAGCACTAGCCAAGTAGCCAGCTTCTTCTGGTGCATCTGGATAAATCATGTAGGCAGATCCATCCTGAGTAGCATAGGACAAATACCCCATGGATTCAAGTTCTGCAATCTCGTCTTCGTCATTCTCCTTGAAAATGTAGTCGCTTATTTTTTTCATTGTTGGGTAGTTTCTGGCATTTGTAGCACAACACCCAGACCGTCTCTCATTGCTCCAACCGAAGAGTTTTCAGATTGAGGACGCTTTCCAGTTGCTTGCTCGTATTTATCGCCAAAATCGCTGAAGTAGTCAACAAGTTTTTGCGGGTTAGAATTCAAGAAATGATTTCCATTTTCTGGGCCAAGCATCACCCACTCGTAGGCTTCGTGCTGGACAAAGTCAGGATGTTCCTTGTAGTGTTTTGCTGCAAGCTTTTCAGACTCCGACATGAACTTTATTTGCTTTGGATCATTACCCAAGTAAATAGCAAACAAGTCTGGGTTTGATGATAACTCCACAGACCCTAAGACCTGATTATTGGTTGCACCGTCAAATTCTCCAAGGCTTTCGATCACCTTGTCAGTCGAAAATCCCTCAAACTCAAGCCCCGTGGTAGCGTCAACAGCGGCTTTCCTACCGTCAAACGTACTGGAGATGTCAATCAATTGCCTTCCAGAGTAATTCGTAGACAGCTTTTTGAAACCCGCAGATTTCATGTACGTCTCAAGATCATTCAGCCTTGCATTCTTGTTTGCCAACGATCCATTTCCATTTGTAAATCTAGTCGATGCGTTTCGGTAAGACCGAATAAATGGAAGTAACGTCTTGAATTCGCTAGGGATTTCTATTACCTTTGTCTTTGCGTCCTTTGCCAACTTGGTCAACTTCAGGATTTCCTTTTTGGTTTTCGCTTTGAATGCTGTAACTTCACTTGGACTTGGATTTTTTGACTCAATGAACTTGCGCGGATTTCTGTATTGAACCCAAAGGTCAGACACTTTGACAGTGTGCTTCTTGATGGTCTTGGCGTGAGACGCATTTGTAGCCAGCATATCTCCATGACTAGCCAAAGTGGTTAGTAGATCCTTATGAACCTTGCTCAATCCAGCATCTGGTCTTGATATTGAAGAAGGACTACAGGCGTTGATCAGTAAGATGAGCTACGATACCAGCAAGCCATTGGATTCAGTAAACCGCCCGCACTTTTACATCTCGCAAGACTGTGAGAATATCATTCGCGCACTTGCTGAATACACTGGAGATCAAGGACTTAAAGAAGCATGGAAAGATCCTATTGACGTTCTGCGTTATGCTGCCATTGCTGACTTGGATCACGTTGACGCTACAAAATCACAAATAACAAAACAAGGAAATGGTGGATATTAACTGCTGGAAGCAAGGAGACATTGTCGAGAAGTTGGATGTAAAACCAGCCGAGGCAAAAGCATTTCGTGATGAGTTCCTAATCAAGGGCGTTCACTGGGATAAGAACGGAGCGACGATCTATTGGACTGACCATGCGATGTGGATGTTCAAGAAGCACCTTGCCGAGCCTGTGGCTAGCAAGACTGAGATAGAAGTATTCATCGTAGGCCCAGCACAGAACCCAAGGTTTGTCTATGGCGATCTTGACGGCACACGCATCCCGATTGAATGCTCACAGAAGGATTCCCAACGCATCGTCAAGAAGACGGTCACGGTATCGGTCAGGGAAGAGAACGGAGAATTTTATTACAGCTACAACCTATGAAATCATCAGAAGAAGAAGAAATTATGGAGGGCGAATCGCTCATCTACGCATCCACCGAGCCAGACGTTCCATCATTACGGAATGCCTATGACACTTGCCTGTTGCAACTCGACGAGTACTTTGAGGTTTGTAGACGAAGCTACGATGACCGCAGGAACATCTGGGACGGAAAGACCCAAGACCTTCGTAAGAATGGATCAAATGCCTTCCCTTGGGATGGTGCTTCAGACATGGAGGTTAACGTCATTGGTGAGAGAATCGATGCGTTCGTATCAATCCTAGATCAAGCGTTGACCAGAAGCCACATCAAGGCATTCCCAACAAGCACTACATCTATTCCACGGGCGGCACTGGTATCCTCATTCCTCAAGTGGATGAAATCTAGCTACATCCCTGACTTCAAGAATCAGATGGAACTGGGAGCCAACTACCTGCTTGAGAAGGGCATCATGGTCAGCTATGTCGGATGGAAGCGCGAGAAGCGCACGTTCCTGCAGGACGTATCAATCGATGAGCTAGCACAGGCATCCCCTGACATGGCAGAGTTGATTATTAACGCCACGGATGACGCTATGTTGATTGACATGGTGATCCAAGCGTTCCCGCACATGACTGCCAAGAGAGTTCGCAAGTTCCTCAAGGAGATTCGCAAGACTGGCAAGGCAAGCATCCCGATCCCCCGTATGTCGATTGACTGCCCATTCGTTCACTCCTGTGCGCCTGATGGTGAGGTTCTGTTCCCCCCGTATGTCGTAGACCCACAGGCAGCACCGTATGTATTCTGGAGGACGTTCATGACCGCTCAGGAGCTTGAGAAGAAGGTAACCACCGAAGGTTGGGATGAGGAGTGGGTGGATGATGCTATCGACAACCTCAGAGGCAAGGATTCGTACTACTTGGACGGACAGAAGGTTAAGAAATATACCAATTTGCCTATATCAAACGACACTGACCTAGTGATGGTTGTCTACGCATATCAACGTCTGATCGACGAGGATGGGGCTGAGGGTATCTACTGCACGGTGTTCAATCCGAACGTGGATGGGTACGCAAAAAATGAGCTGCTCAACGGCTATGATGAATACCCATTTGTCGTTACTCGTCTCAGCAATAACCAGAAGCGAATGTATGAAGTACAAACGTTCCCTGACATTCTCCGTGGAGCGCAACTTCAAATCAAGACCGAGAGAGATAGTCGAATTGACAGAGCTAGCTTGGCTACCTTGCCGCCTATTATGCACCCCGCTGGTAGACCTCCATCTGATTGGGGGCCGGGCCGTAGAGTGCCATACAGACGCTTGGGAGAGATTGCATTTGGCCCTATTCCTCCATCTGACAATGGATCTATGGAGATTGAGTTGTCCATGAATGCACAGGCAGACAGGGCGGTCGGACTCGACATGAGCAGTCCTATCTCAAGCGTTCGTCAGCAGTTCTTCGTTAACAAGTATCTGGATCACGTCAAGGATGTACTTGGCCTTGCATGGAAGCTATTCCAACGCATGGGGCCAGATGAGATCTTCTTCCAAGTCACGGGTAATCCAAATCCACAGACGATGACTAAGGGATCACCAGACGAGAACTATTCGTTCAGTGTTTCGTTCGATTCGCTCAGTGCCGATCCAGAGAACGCAGAGTCACGCATGAAGCAGATTGGAAGCCTTGTTCAGTTCGACCGCAATGGTCGTATTGACATGGATAAGTTCCTTGAATTTGCTGCCATGAGTATCGACCCAGTGTTTGGTGACTATGTTCTCCAGCCTGCCGAGGAAGCTACCGCAAAGGTTCAAAAACAAGTCACTGACGACTTGGCTAAGATCTATGCTGGTATCGAAATGCCTGCCCAACCTAACGGCGCACAGATTGCAATGCAGATGCTCCAAGCATACGCGCAGCAGCCTGACGTGGCTAATAGAGCGCAGCAGGACGAAGCATTCGGTGAGAGGCTCTCCAAATACGCTCAGGCTTATCAGTTCCAAATCCAGCAGGCTCAAAACGCAGAGATCGGCAGACTTGGAGTTGCACCAGCGCAAATGGGAGGAATCAGAACCCAAGACATCAATCAAGCGTGATAGATCATATCAAGCTCAAGCATGGTCAAGTAAATGAAGCAACAGGTTTGGTTTTCTGGGCTTATGATCAAAACAAGAAAGAACGATGGGTTACCTCTGAGAAATTCAAGGAGTCTCGACAGAAAGTAAATCAGCGAGCTAAAGCAAGATATTGGGCTAACCCAGAATCTTCCCGTCAAACCTTGAGAGAGTGGCATCATAACAACAAAGAAAAAAAGTCACAATCTTTTAAAAATTGGCAAGAAAGAAACAAGCTCAGAATAAGAGGTAATCGATTGATGAAGACATACGGCTTGTCTAATGACGATTATATTGCAATGTTTGAGTCTCAAATAGGATTGTGCGCTATCTGCAAAGAATCTCAGCAAGGAATTACAAAAGATGGCGAGGCTCGATTTCTTTGTGTTGATCACTGCCACAAAACTGGCCAAGTCAGACAATTACTGTGTGCAAAATGTAATGCTGGTCTAGGGCAATTTAATGACAATCCAGAGCTTCTTAAACAAGCAATAAAATATTTAGAGAAACACAAATAATATGATACCAGTACCAACACTACCAGAGGCAGTCTCGATCCTAGTAAACAATGAGGAGTTCAAGGTATTCCTTAGCTTCCTAGAGGACGAGCGTGAAGTATTCATCGCTAATCTGAGACAGGCAGAGAACCCGAACGAGGTAATGAAATTGGCAGGTTCAATTTCTACACTTGACGAGATCCTACAATTCGTTAGTATGAGTTCGTCCAAGTAATACTTTATTGACTTAATAATACATAACAACAACAATATGGGAGTAAGAAAAATATTTAATGATGTGAGCAACGCTTATAAAAGCTCTCTTGCAAAGAGTGAAGCGCAATATCGCGAAAAACAAGGAAAATTCCTTGAAGCCGAAAGACAGAGAGGATTGCAAATGCGCAATGCCGAAGACCATGAGGGAAGAAAGCGTGGCGAACCTCCTCTAAATCCTAAATATATTGAATATGGGCCAAACGCAGGTCTTGTAGAATCCCTTAGAAAAATGGACAACAAATCAAGAGGTACGTCTTCTTCATCTGTTCGCAGAGTTATTCCGTAACACTTGACGAGATCCTACAATTCGTTAGTATGAGTTCGTCCAAGTAACGCTGTCACGTTGATTTGGGGTTTGTCATGGTAACTCGCCCTAGTAGTTAAATGCTGCTAGGGCGTTTTCCGTTGTGCAGAAAAAATACCAAGGGGGGTTGACAAGCCTTAAATATATAGGCAGTTGTGTCCTATCGCTACCGCCTAGCGTAATTGGCGTTTTAATATATGAGTGAAGAATCATCGGCCATCGCTGGGGTCACAGAACCAGTGTCAAACGTATCAGTTGAAGAGTATATCGCTCGCAGGACTGGTATTGCATCACAACAAGACGAACAAGCAGAGGAATCCGAGTCGGATACCGAAGTGGAATCTGAGGATCAGGAAACTGAGACAGAGGATACTACCGAGTATGTCGATGAAGAAGAGGAAGCTAGTTCCGAAGAAGCTGAATTAGATTTGCTTAATCTATCTACCGAGCAGATTCAAGAATTAGCTAAGAAAGGCAAGAGTCGCTTGCTCCAACGTGTCGGTGAATTATCCGCACAGAAGAGACTGCTGGAGGAGAAACTCCAACAACAAGCGTCAGCAAAACCTACGAAGGAAGTTCCTCAGAATGAAAATCCATTCAGAGAAATTTCTAACCCGAAGGAGTTGCTTGCTAAGTATGGTGAACTTGAACAGGTATTGGAAGATACGGACGCTATCCTTGAGGAGCATGAAGACTACGGCCCGGATGACATTATTACTGTCGGAGACCGTGAATTCACTAAAAAGGAAATCCGCAAGGCGAATCGTAATGCTAGAGAATCTATCACAAAATATATTCCCGCCCAAGAGAAACAGATTGTTAAAATTCAGCAACTGTCTCAAATGGAAGAGCATTACACGGCTGCTGCCAAGAAGGAAGTTCCCGACATTCTCGATTCCGAGTCTGAGGTTGGAACACGCTTCAACGCCATGATGCAAGACCCAATCGTTCAACAGGTAAGAACTCAGATTCCAGAACTTGGCGCACAGTTAGAATACCTTCTAGCTCATGCCGCAAACTCCATCTTTGGTAAGGGCAAGTCCAGAATTAACTCAGCAGCAGTTGGAAGTAAGTTGAAGATAAATCCATCCTCATCACCAGCAGGTTCAGCCGCAGTTAAGTCAGGATCAAACAAGCCACAGAAGGCTGCAGCGGCATACAACAGGTTTGAAAAATCTCATTCAGTAGATGATTGGATCTCAGCACGAATCGCTCAATACAAATAATTTAACAACACAATAATACAATAATATGGCTATTTCAACCACATATGCACCCAATGCTCCTACTGGTCGCTCGACGACTGGTTCCGCAATTGGCAACCGCGAAGACCTCAGCAACGAGTTGACCCTCCTCGCACCAGAAGAAACTCCTCTCTTGTCGCTCTGCGCTAAGGGTACGGCTAAATCCACGTTCTCGGAATGGACTGCTGATCGCCTTGCCGCTCCTGTGACTGCTGGTATCTCCGAAGGTGCTGACGTGAACTCGTTCTCGGACAAGTTTGCGGACCGCGCTCGTCTTGGTAACTACGTCCAAATCTTCCGCAGAGATTTCCTTGTCTCGAACCTGCAAGAAGCAGTGACCTCCGTTGGCCCAGCCAATGTTGCTCAAGCTGAAGCTAAGTCGATGCGCGAATTGAAGCGTGACGTTGAGGCTCGTATCTGCTCAAGCAGTGATCGTTCGGTCGAAGACGGTGCAGGTACTCCATACGCCCTTCGTGGCCTTGGTGCTTGGCTCAGCTCGACTGGCCCTGCTGACGTTCCTGCTGCCTATCGTACGCCTTCTGACAGCATCCTGACCGCTCAACCTAACGAGACCACCTTCAACAACATCTTGGCATCTATCTTCTCCGTCAATGGTGAAGCTAACTCGCTGACGCTTGTTGCTAACGTTGCCCTTCGTAAGGTGATCTCGAACTTCACCCGTTCAGGCGGTACCGCTTCCGAAGAAAATGTGTACAGTGTGTCTCAAGGTGCTGAAAGCAAGAAGGTTACGCATTCCGTTCAACTTTATGATTCCGACTTCGGTATCGTGAAAATGATCAACGGTAACCCAGACTGCATGGGTGCTCCTGCCCTCGGCTATCTCGTTAACCCATCGTATCTGCAATTCAACACTCTCATCCCTATGGGTGCTACTCGCCTTGAGAACCAAGGTGGTGGTGAGCGTGGCTTTGTTGACATGACTGGTACGCTGGTCTGCAAACATCCGGGTGCTCACGGTAAGATCTCTTACTAAGCTTAACGAACAACACATAACCAAATAATAATATGCCTAAACTTACTAATAACGAGCGTAGTCCTTTTACGGACGTGATCAAACTGAGTGCAACTGATCTTATCGCCATCGGTAATGGTGGAACCAAAGTGATTGCTACCATCCCTGCGGGTGGTGCAGTTGAGCTTGTGGCTCTGACCAACACTGTTGACATCGTCGGTTCAAGCTCGCTTGTCGTTGACGTTGGTACTACGTTTGCTGATCCAGATGAGTTCATCAACGCTCTTGATGTGGACGCTGCAACTGTTGGTCTTCCAACCATCAACACTGGTGATGCATTCACCGCTGGAACGGGAACTAGTGCAACTGGTCTGTCCCAAGCCGTGAAGATCGTCTCTGCTGCTACCCCAGTCTACATCAAAGTGACTGACGCTGCTGTTGCTAGCATCACTGCTGGTGAAATCGTTATTGGCCTTCGCGTTCTTGACCTCACTGGTCTTGGAAGCAATGCCTAATTCATAATCGGGGTGGGGATGGTTTAATCGCTGTCCTCACCCTTATTTTTGCCTACATGAAAATATCCGAAGCCGCAATGAACAACGCTCTTATCAAAGAGCTATGCAGTGGAAGAATGCTGATGGAAACTCAGCAAAAGTTCAGAGAGAAAGCCTGCGCTCAGGAAGCGTTTGAAGCTAGAGGACACAAGTCCATGACAGGTCTTGGCAAGATGATTGCCAGTATTCCAAGTCACGAGTACTTCCTGATCAGGGAAAAGTATGGGAACGACTGCTGGAACGACCGTGGATTTGTGCGTGACTTTCAAAAGATGGAGCCTTCGATGGCAGCAAACAAGATTTGACAAAACAAAAATAAACACAATAATAAAAATACATTATGACCACTAAGACGTATTCCGATCTGCTCTCCACCATTAAATCGCTTTGCGGTGTTGAGTTTGCAACAATTGAGCTAGCAAGAATCAATACACTTGTGAATCGAAGAGCAAAACGTGCTTATAAAGCATCAAACAATTGGCCGAGATTTATCGTTGTTGGAGAAAACAAAAATACTTCATCTTCTGGCAAAGTTGTTGGTTATCTGGCCACGATTCCAGTTCCGGTTACTGCATCCAGTGTGTCAACAGCAACGGTTACAGTTCAGTCCGTTCCTACAGGAGTTGTTGTTGGCGGTACATTACTTGGTCAAGTGATTAGCACGATTGTTGGAACAACCATCACTCTGGCTGGAAATGCAAATGCTGCGATCTCCACACTTACTCTTAGTCCATACACTCCAACTGCGGCGTCAACTGTTGGAATCTTTCTCAAGATCAATGCCGTGGCTCCATTTACCACATCAAGCCCACAAGACATAAACTTCCACGTTGATTCGGCAGGAGCCAATCTCATTATTTCAAGTGCTCCAGCTTCTGTTTTTGTCACATACAAAAAAGTTCTTTCAGACACTTACGGCGATACCACAGGATTGGTTGCTGATGTTCCAAGCGAATGGTTTGACTATATTGCACATGGCGTGTATGCTGACTATCTTCGTGCTGAAGGACAACAAGATAAGTCCCAATTGGCGGACCAAGAGGCATCAATAATTCTTGATGACGAACTCATCCAAGTTGACCAACAAGGTGCAGGCATGACATTTGGCGCTAGATACCTTACTAACACGGCAGGTAACAACGGTGCTAACAATGTCCTCAGACGCTCACAAGGCTGATGCAAACCAGATTATACTCTGATTTGTACGCCTTGATTCAGGCTTTGTGTGGAATTTCATTTTCCACATCCGAGTCTATCCGTATCAAGTCGTTGATCAATAGACGTGCGGAAAGAGCGTACAAGGCAAGTAATTACTGGACTAGGTTTATCAAGGTTGGCGAGGAAAGGTATTGTACGCCAGATCCAGTTGCTGTTACAACTACGACCGCTGGTGATGGGTACTTCATTCAAACCATTGGAAGCACGGACTACTCGTTGATTGGAGCTAATCCATCAGCCGTGTTTACCGCCAATACAACAAGTACGACATTGACTGTAACTTCAGTTACTTCTGGCACTCTTGCAATTGGAGACGCAGTGGTGTGCACAAGCATTGTTGGTAACGCTATTATTACTGCGTTTGGCACAGGGAAAGGTGGAGTTGGAACGTATACACTTTCTGTTCCACAAGGAACCTTAAATGCACGGGCATGTAAGTCGTTTACCCCTGAGTCGTACTTCGTGGCTACTGGTGTTGGTGTCGGCACTGGCACTGTGAGGTTGGCTAATCTGATCGTTCCTTACTCAGCCACTGGGGTTGATCCAATTGATTCATTCTTACGCATCTACACAAAGAAGCCTCACAAGTCATCGTCGGTTAACGAACTTAACTACTACGTAACGTTCTTGGGTGCTGAACTATCGTCAATCAATGCCTCTCTGCTCACGGTGTTTGTGACCTACAAGAAGCAGTTGACTGATATTTATGGTGACGGAACTGGTGAGATCCAAGCTATTCCTTATGAGTGGTTTAATTACTTGGCACACGGAACTTATGCTGACTTCCTAAGAGCTGAAGGGCAACAGGAAAAATGTCAAATGGCAGATGCGGAAGCCAATGAGATACTGCAGGACGAGCTGATGAAACTTGACGAACAGCACACACAGACTATAATTTCAAATAGAATCTCGACCAATTCCAATATGCAGTATCGCAGCACTGGTTACGGATCATAATAAGCAACACCATGGATTTCAGTTTATCAAGTTCCCTCGTAGGCAGTGCAGTATTGGGTCAATTAGACTCTGATGCACTTGCCTATATAAGTGCTGTTACGGCAACTGGAGCTACCGTTACAAAAGTTCAACGATCAGCAATCAACGATTTTATCAAGGCTGAAAAAGCAGCCGCTCGTTGGACACCAATTAAACGTTTGTTTCTTCCAATCTGGGGAAGCGCGGCGGCTAATGCTATTGACATGAAGATTCGAGCTACTGGCATTTATGTAGGTGGTGTAACTCATGCAGCAGGATACGTACAAGGCAACGGGTCAACGGGGTATATGAGCATGGGAACTTCGCCATCAGCGCAAGGGCTGACCGCATCAAGCAGCTTTATATTTGCCTTGGTTCGACAGGCGGAATCAAGAACTGGGGCCAACTTTAGTATTATGAGTGCGGCGAATGTTACATCTAGAAATAGCATTGCACATATTATCTATAATAATCAAAGTGCTCTTTTCTCGTCATCTGTTGCATCATATCTCACGTCTCCAGACAACATGAATCGGGCTGGTATTTTTTATGGCGGCTCAACTGCAAATAACGCCAGATATTTTCGCGCTAGACGAACAGCTGGAGTGCAAAGTATAGGGTCGAACACAACAACAGACAATACTTCCGCGTCAACAAGCACGATGTATGTAATGGCCGCCAATTCAGCTGGAACAACGGTTGAATACAGCAACGCTAGAATTGGAGCTGTGGGGATGGGGATGGCATTAAGCACAGCGAATGCTGACGCTTTTTCCCTTGCCCTCAAAACTCTCTGGGAAACTTGCACTGGACTAACCTTACCATGATTGGATTTATTACAACCACTGAAATTGCTTCTCTAGTTCTTTCTGGGATAGAACAGGCGATGACCTCTCGTGGACTTGCTAACTACTGGAGCGTTGGGTCATATCCAATCTATTCAGGTATTTATGAGGGCAGTGTATTTATCCCTGCTGACGAAGATATTCTTACGACACCACTTCACGGAAACCCTGTGATGCGTCCTGTAGACTTCCCAGAGTTTGAAGAACTGGTGTCATTATTGGGTGGACTAGATGCTAGGGTGGAGATTGATCCAAAGTCGATTGTCTTTATGAATATTGCTGAATAATCAATTCCTATGAAAGCAAAAGCAACAGCAACTAAAAGTCGCGCTCAGGTTGGGTATTTGCTCTCAAAGGGCAGTCCTCTTACTGGCGCACAGCAAAAGAAACTCAAAAGTGAATTACACACTGGCAAAGTAAAAGTCTCTAAAACTAAAAAATAATATGAAAACTACTATCCTCGGTATTCTTACCATCGTCGGTGCAGTCATCTCTGGCGCAACTCAAATCCTCAAGGGTGGGTCAATCGACCTAATCTCAATCGTTCCTGCAATTTCTGCTGGGATCGGTCTGATCAAGGCACAAGATCAACGCTAATGACCACTGGAGCAAGGGGAATGGATTCATTTACAGGCATTGTTGCAACATCGCTAGGTTTAATCACTAGCTTTCAGGAAGACCTTGAGTATCACTTGAGGATTACTTCCTTGATTATCGGCATCGCCGTGGGTCTGTTTTCCTTGTACCGTATCCTTAAAAAGTTGT